GGTTATCCTCCTATGATTGGGTTTGGCGATTTAATTATAGGACAACCAAATGTCTTTTTGTTATAAAAAAATACTTGGTGTCTTTACTCATTTGAGAGTAACAACACCAAATATCATAGAACCTTTTTTTTGTGGTTTCAGGAAAAAATTGACCATACTTTTGACCATACTTATTCAAAAACCGATGTAGTTAGCTAATTTTTCAGTAGTCACTTCTTTTCTATCATCTGTTAAATGTGTGTAGGTGTCTAACGTAATCTTTATATTAGCGTGCCCGAGACGTTCTTGTACTTCTTTATGATCAGCGCCAGCATTGTATAACAGTGAGGCGTGTGTATGTCTAAATCCATGTAAGCCTATATTAGGTAAATTTGCTTTTTTTTGATATATCTTATACCTTTCTGTAACGGATTGATTAATAGTGAACTCATTAGAGTCATTAGTAAAAATTCTTGAAGGTTGAGTGAAACCCAACTTAAAAAGAAACTTCTTCTGTTCTGATCTCCATTTCTTAAGACACTCTAAAGTGATTCTATCTAATATGATTATTCTATTTGATTTTTTTGTTTTTGGGGTGGAGGATACATAATACGTATCCGATTTTGTAACGGTTTTATTTATTTGCAATTCTCCTGTTTCTAAGTTTAAATCATCCCAGGTTAGTGCTAGTAATTCTCCTATTCTACATCCACTGAAAGACAATAATCTAAATAGTGTATAATCTCTGATAGTTATATAATTATTTTCTTGCGGCTGTTGATGTATACACTCTAAAAATTTTTGTAATTGGTCTTTGTTGTAAAATTTTATTTTCGTATCTTTAGGATTTGCAGTTTCCTTATTCTTTGGGATGATTACATTGGTTGTTGGGTTTTCGGCGGTAACTCCCATATTTATAGCAAACTTAAAAACTTTATTCATATAATTTAAAAATAAAGGGTATTGTTTTGATGTCCCGTTAGTGTGCCAGTTATTAACTACTTTTTGACAATAAGCTGTATTTATTTTTGCTATTTCAATTTTTCCGAAGTGAGGAAAAATATGTTTATTGAAAATTATGTTAGTACGAGAATAGCTACTATCTTTAACTGTATTTTTGTAGTTTTCAAGCCACATTACTGCTATCTCTTGAAATGTTATAGAAGAAGATTGCTTTATTCCGTTACGTTCAATCTCCATCTCTAATCTTGCCAATGCAATTTTTGCTTCTTTTTGTGTTTTAAATCCTCTCTTGGTAGTGTATTTCTTTTTTTTAGTTAGTGGATCAATCCCAAGATAGGTTTTGAAGTACCATGCTTTTTCGCCGCTTTTCTTTTGATATTGCCTAATCATTGCCATTTTTATCTCTCCCAGTATTTTTTACATAATTCATTTATTTCGTCAAAGTGCGGATGATTTTTATTGTTATCCCTAAATCTTACAGTTGTTTGTAAGTTGTTGATTAGATAATCAAAAATTACCCCACGATCGTGTTCTGTTAATTTTTCTTTCGAGAAAAATTCTGCCCCAGCCAACGATTCACTAATCATTTGTAGTACTAATTTCTTTTCATTTTTTGTTAAATCATTAAATGTTATCATATTATTTTTCCTCTATATTTAATTCTATATCACTTTTTTGAACTCCAAATAGTCCTATAGACAATTCGTTGTTGCTTGTAATTTTATACCCTTTTGATACTCGAAAAACAGGTGCGTGGAATGGAAGTAAATTTCCTGAACATAAAGTGGCCCCGATAAAGTGCACCTTTGTTTCTGGTGGCACTGTATTTAGTATGGAAATCAGTTCCTTGACAGTTAAAGCTTTGTTAAAGTCAGTCATTTTAATTACTCCTTTTGAACATACGTTCTTTTTTTGTGAAATTAATAATAGCCGAATGGCTATTTAAAAGTATTTTGATAGTTCGTGTGGTAATCCTAAATAATCCATAATTTGGAATTTTGTTAGTCCGTGTATAATTGATTGATCTTGCATATGCAGAAGTAATTTCATAGCGAGAGAATTTGCTTCACATTCCATTTTAGAAACAAATGTATCTAACCCTAAAGAATGGTAAAAAGGCGTACTAGCACCTTTGTGCAGTTTTATATGACTGAATTCATGTAATATCACAAACTTTTGATAGTGCTCAGGCCAATTTGCGTTAACAATAATCGTATGACACCTGTCGTTAGTTTGTGTACAACCTCCAGTTTCATCATCTATATCAGCATAAAGTATTTTACAGTTCGCCTTTTTTACCAAGTCGTAGACACTGCTAGGTTGGTATTTTGTGACGATTTTATCGAATTGATTTTCGACATAATTATTCATAATACCAACCCCTATTAGTTTCTATAATCTTTACGTGTGAATTTCTTTTTGGCTTCTTCTTTGTTCATTTCCATCGCAGTACGTATAGCAATTAAAAGACGGTCTTTTTGTTCTTGAGTAGCTGGTTCACCGTAAAAATTAAGATTTTCGCCATTAGCTATCCCTTCAATTAATTCTTCTGCTTGAATAGCAATATCCTTCTTTTCTTTATCGGATAACTCATAATATTTTTTCTTTTCAGTACGACCAAGTAAATAGTCAGTGGAAACATCAAAATAATCTGCTACTTTTTGTAATTTGTCAGACTGAGGGCTTGTTTTATCCCAACGGTAAAGAGAATTTTCCCCTATACCAACTTTGCTAGCAAGTTCTTTGAGCGTGATTCCTCTTTGTTTAGCAAGTAACTTTATTCTTTCCAACGTATTCATATAATCACCTTTCAGAGAAAAAAGTATACTAAATAAAATTATCTACCGAAAATGGTTGACAACTATCTAATTTGGTAGTATACTGATTTCAGATATTAGAAATGAGCAAAATAATACTAAAAAATAGTATAAAATCTTGGCGGATTTGATATGCTTATTTCTTTATGTCTATAGTACCATATTTGGTAGTTTTGTCAACTAGTTTTATCATAAAGGATTGGAGGTGTGGTAATGACAATGTCTATTGTTGCAAATATCAAAAAGATTGCGTTAGAAAAAAATTTAACTGTTAAAAAAATTGGTAAAGAATCAGGGGTAGGTGAAAACGCAATTTATAGATGGGATAAGCAAAATCCTAATTTATCTAGTTTAAAAAAAGTTTCCAACTATTTAAATGTATCTGTTGACGAGTTATTAGAAAATGAAAAACAGGAGGTGTAGTATATGCAGCTGAATATACCTGATGAGGTAATTCAAGATGAATTAGCTAATAATATTACCTTTGTCGTTTTAAAAGAGGTTGAAAAACGTTTAAATTTGTTGACCAAGGTTATTGAATTACCACCTTATCCAAACAAAACTCAGGTGAGGAAGATTTTAGAAATCGGTGATGAAAAATTAAGTAGCTGGATTTCGAAGGGGTTAAAAGTACAGCATTGGAGCGGTCAAGATATACGAATAGAACGATCTGAGTTGCAACGATTTTTAAAAGAAACTTTTGAAATTTAATGCTGTTAAGAAAGAACTTTAACTATATAAGGAGGCAGAACATGAAGATAACAATCGAAGGAACACCAGAAGAGATAGCAAAAATGCTCCAAGCTATTGTGAGTAGTGAAGAGCAAAATAGTATTAATGTAGACCTGCAATGTGACATTGATAAAATATCGGAAGAATTAGCTAGGAAAATAACTACTCGTCAAGCAAAAATTGAGAACATTATATCAGGAGTGGAACAAAATCAGAATGGGAGATGAAAAAATGACAGAGGAAGTTTTGATTCCAACAGAAATTAATTTGTCTCTTTTTGTAGGTAAAGAAGATGATTTAACTAAAGTTATTGAAGAAGAAGTGGCAAAAATTAAAGAAGCCCGATATATAAAACCGGAACTTCTTAAAATAAAAGTTGAAAGTGACTACAGAGCAACTTATACACGATTATAAATTGTTTTTTGCAAATGAATGTAAAATATTTCTTAGATCATTATGCTCATCACCATATTTTGTTGAATTATTTCTATGATATGCGATGTCAGCTGAAAAATCAGGGTTTAATAAGAATGTTTCGTTGTATCTATTCCCTGAATAGTCTTCAAAAACAATTTTAACTTCAATAAGTTCATTCTTTTTATATTCTGAGTTAAAAGCTGTTACAAATTTCTGCGAAGGTGCGATTACAGTATTAGTTAACGATTGTAAATATAAGTTCGAACCTACGCTAGATATTTTTGCTGAAGATTGTATTTCAATAATTTTAGCTGGAGTATTACCAAAATTCTTTATAACGAAGTATTTTTCAAAGAAACCTACGTCGGTCATAGCTAGATAACATACAACGTAAGGTTTATTAGAATCAATGATTGATTGTTCGGTTAATTTAATCGATTTACGAGATTGCCAAATTGCAACCGCTGAAAGAGAGAATGACGCAACAATACCCAATAGTTCAATCCAATTAGAAATATTCATATCTTTATCACCACCTTATGAATTATTTCAGCAGACCATTTGCTGATAAGAAAATTATACCAGAAAGGAAGTAAACCAAATGAACAATTTAGTAATAATGAAAAACCAGCAAGCAGTAACAAGTAGTTTACAAGTTGCAGAAACTTTCGGAAAAGAACACAAAGTTGTTCTAAAAGCCATTGATGAATTAAAAGAGGGGGTGGCACAAAATTATGCCGACCTATTTTACGAAGATACCTACATTCATCCACAAAACAAACAATCCTATCGCCAAGTAATTATGAACCGTGACGGATTTACATTATTAGCAATGGGATTCACAGGTCAAAAAGCTTTGCAATTTAAATTGAAATACATTGAAGCTTTTAATCAAATGGAAAAAGAAATTCAACAGCCTAAACTTCCAACCTCGCAAAGACAATTGGCGATGCTTGCTTTATCAGCAAATGAAGAAACAAATGAGCGTGTAGATGTAATTGAAAAAGAAGTAGCCGACTTAAAAGACAATCAAAAAATCGGTGCAGATGATTATGGCTACTTATCACGTCGAGTTCATCAACGAGTAGCAGAAGTTGCAAGAGGATTTGGAAAAATCACAAAGGAACAGCGTGGCAAGCTTTACAAAGATATTAATTCAGGTATTAAGCAAATCACAGGTGTGGGTACCCGATCACAATTAAGAGAAAAACATTATCCAATGGTAATTGAGTATATCAATGACTGGGAGCCGTCTACAGCCACAAAAACAGTTGTAAGACAAATGAGCTTTGACTTAAACGACATTGCGTAAGGAGAATATTATGGCTTATACAACTGAACAAGAAAGCTGGATACTCAACCAAATCAAAAAAGAGCGTAAACAACTAAAAGACGATAGAGCAGCGCTTAGACAATCAGAACAACTGACCGAAGGAAAAGGCTATCAAATTGAAAAAGAACTCGAATTTTTAAGATACTTAGAGATTCAAAATAGAATGCATATTTAAGGAGAAATGAAATGAGAAAAATTTATAACTTAAGAAGAATTGCAGTATTGCTAATCGTTTTCGGATTGGGGTTGATAGTAGGCGGAAATTTTAATCCGATTATCCAAAATATATATATCGGCTTATTCATAATTTGGACACTGTTTTATGATCTGGCACTTGAAGATAGAGAGGTTAAGAAATGACAAGAAAAGACAAATTAGAACAAACGAAAAAACTTGCTGATTTATGGTACCAGCAACAAAAAAATAAAATATACATTGCGCAACAAAAAGAGCGCAGAGGTGTCGCATGACGACAAAAAAGCGACTTAAGCCGGCAAGCAATAAGTCGCATACAAAAATTATACAAGAAAATTATATCACAGAAATGAGGTCTTGTGAATGAATCGTAGTGAAGCAGATGCATTAGATCGATTTTTAACAGAGCCGCCTAAAAAGCAAAACAAGGAACAATATGAAAACGATGAAATTGATAGTACTGACTTTTTCGGAAATGAAATTGCAGATGAAGATGGAGTGTTTCAGATGTGTTTTAAAATCTTTAAATATGATAAAAAAGCACAGCTAAAGTGTCATGAATTAACAGCTATTGTCACTCAAAATAGCATTGTAGATGTAATAGAAGAATTTGACCAACAGTATTTAGAAAAGATTGATTACATCGGTTTAGGCAAAGTATACAAGGAGGCGCTATTAAATGACTGAGAAAAAGATTATTACGGATTTTCAAAAAATGACTGAAATAGATGTATCAAAACGTATACAACAAAAAGGAAAGTTCAATTATCTATCGTGGTCTGATGCTCACGAACTTATGAAGAAGCATGATCCAAACGCCATTATTTCTATTCGTGAGTTTGAACATTGGATGGTAGTCAAGGGAGAGCGAAAAGAGTTTTTAGTATCAAAAGAATTACCATATCAGACAACAAATGGTGGTTCATATGTAGAAGTCTCTGTACTTTTTAAAGAAGTCGAAGAAACAGAAATATACCCTATTTTAGATTTTAAAAATAACGATGTAACATCGCCGACAATGACGCAGGTAAATAAAGCATTGAAACGTGCATTTGTTAAGGCGTTAGCAAAACATGGGCTAGGATTATATATCTATAGAGGTGAAGATTTACCAGAGCCTCCAACAATTGAAGTGAAAGACCTGGAAAAAACAGAAGCAGCATTATCAGCATTGAGCGAAATCGTTGGTTTTGATGCAACAGAAGAAATGATTAAGCGTTTAAATTTATGGATTGAAGAGAGCTATCCACAATTAGATAAAATAACAAAACTAGAACAAATGAACAAACAACATTATGGAATGATTGGCCGTCTAATCGCTCAAGCTACGAACCAAGCAGAAAAGGCAAAAAAAGAAAAGAAGTGATTGAATGATTGGAAAAATCATAAATCATAAAGGGAATAAATTGGCCATCGAATTTGAGGATGAAATAAATTCAAATTTTCTCGAACTTCTGGCTAATAACGATGATAATTTAGCGAAAGTTGAATTCTTAGATAATCGACAAATGTCTCAAAAACAGAATGCACTTTCTCACGTTCTAATAGCCGATGTGGCACGTTGGAGCTATGACGAACCTAAATGGATTGAAAGTGTCTTGAAATACTACTACGAGGCTAAGAGTGGTGTTTATTTTGAACATAGTAGAGCTACCAAAAATGAAGCGACTGAGTGGATCGGTTTCTTGATTGAGTTCATTTTGAAAAACGATATACCATTGGAAAAAAGATACCAATACTTGCTTGAAAACAACAAATGGTTTTATTACTGCCTGAAATATCGTAAGTGCTGTATTTGCGGTAAGCATGCTGACGTTTGTCACATTGAGGTTGTTGGTATGGGGCGTAATCGTAAAAAAATTAATCATGAAACATTCACATTTTATGCAGGATGTCGTCAGCACCATCAAGAGGAGCACCAAATAGGCACTAAGAACTTCTTGAATAAGTATCAAATTAAACCAGTGAAATTAAACATCGAAGAACGTAAGAAGTTAAACATAGGAGGATAGAACGGTGGCTGAAAGAAGAATGTTTGCAAAGACCATCATTGATAGCGATGCATTTTTAGACATGCCGCTGTCAACTCAATCTCTTTACTTTCATTTGTCAATGCGAGCGGATGATGATGGATTTATTAATAATCCTAAGAAAATCCAACGAATGGTTGGATGTGGAGATGATGATTTAAAGCTATTAATGGCCAAAAGATTCATTTTAGTTTTTGATAGCGGAGTTATTGTTATCAAGCATTGGAAAATTCATAACTATATTCGAAATGATCGATACAAACCAACTCTATATCAAGAAGAAAAGGCTGAATTAGCTGAGAAAAATAGTAAGGCATATACCTTTAAAACCGAGGTTATAGAGAGTGAAAACCATCTTGGTATACCAGATGACAACCGTATGGGATACCAAATGGATACACAGGTTAGGTTAGGTAAGGATAGGTTAGTTAAGGATAAAAAAAAGAATAGTGTTGAGCCAAGCTCAACTATGCCTGAATTATTCGAAAAAGTTTGGAAAACTTATCCAAAGAAAACCAACAAGAAAAAAGCTAGAGAACAATTTTTAAAGAAGTTCAAGACGGAAGAAGATTTAGAGTCGTTTAAAAAAGGATATAAAGACTATCTTGCGTATATTAAATTAAACGATTGGTACCATCCACAAGAATTGTTTCGTTGGATACGTGATGATCGTTATAACGATGAATATGATTTATCTCAAACAAATAAACTGCCAGCCTATTCTAAGGTGCCAATGAGACAAGAAAAGTTACCTGAGTGGGCTAACAATCAGAAGCAAGAAGAAGAGAAACTTTCGTCAGAGGAACAAGCTGAGCTTGATAGACAAATAAAAGAATACTTGGAGGGTAAATGATGAATGAATTAGTTAAATTAATTGAGAAATGGGCAAGAGAAAAAAATCTAGATATCGCAGAGCCTGAGAAACAAATGCTAAAAGTGGTTGAAGAAGTCGGAGAAGTCGCAGCAGCATTAGCAAGAAATAATAAAAATGATTTAAGGGATGGTATCGGTGATGTTGTTGTGACACTAGTTATTCTCGCTATGCAAAATGATATGGATTTATATGAATGTCTGAACCAAGCGTATAACGAGATTAAAGATCGTAAGGGAAAAAATGTCAACGGTGTGTTCGTTAAGGAGAGTGATTTGAATGATAAATAATGTGGTATTAATCGGAAGGCTGACGAAAGATATAGATTTACGCTACACCGCAAGTGGTTCTGCAGTTGGAAGCTTTACTCTTGCTGTGAACCGTAATTTTACAAACCAAAACGGCGAACGAGAAGCGGATTTTATCAACTGTGTAATTTGGCGTAAGCCTGCTGAAACAATGGCTAATTATGCTCGCAAAGGAACATTATTAGGAGTTGTTGGAAGAATTCAAACTCGTAATTATGACAACCAACAAGGCCAACGTGTCTATGTGACTGAAGTTGTTTGCGAAAGCTTCCAATTATTAGAGTCAAAAAGCACCAACGAGAATAGAAATAGCGTTCAGAGTTCGCAGAATAGCGTTACAGGCGTTCAAAATGATTTCGAGAGTAATTATGCCGCAAATCAAAACAAAGGCTTAAATCAGCAAAATAACAGCCAACAAATGTTGTTTGGTGGAGATATAGATCCGTTCGCAGGCGCAGGTAATTCAATCGACATTAGCGATGATGATCTGCCTTTTTAGGAGGTTAAAAAATGAACAGTGTAATTTTTGAAGATATAGCACGTATTCAAGCTGAAAAAAAGCAAAAGCGAAAAGAAATGCTTAAGTTAATGAATGAAAACCCAGATTGGTATAGACATCCAAAAAGCATGGTCTATCGTCAAATTAAAATGCTTGGTAATGATATTGGTGAGCAAACAATGGATAAATCTAAACCAATCAGCTCAATTGATAAAGACAAGTTCACCATTCAAGAATATTTGTATTTGCAGTGGGTTGGTTATTCAGTGAATGCAATCATAGAAGCGTTAGGAATGCCTAGAAGCAAATTTTGGGAATATAAAGCTGAACATTTAAATTAGATTTATGAAATGAAAGTGAGTGTTCATTTTGCTGGAGATTTATTACACGCCAACATCCGCTATTATTGCGGATGCATTGGCTAAAACATATGAAGTCGTTTCTTTAGAAACAGCTAGAAATATTGCGAAGAAATTTAAGGCTAGTTTAAAGCATAAAACGGACCTTTATGTGATTGAGGGAATTTTGATTGATGCTGGTTATAAAAAAGAGCCAGTTAATTTGTAAGAAAGGAGTGGAGGTTTGCGGCCGCAATTAAAAAGCTTTTTGCTCCTTTAAAAACGATGAAATTAACAACAGAAAAAATAAATGAACTGCTAGGTGTTGATGAAAGCTTTCATGCTTCCTATAAATTGATTGAAATATTAAGTAGTCCAAGCGAACGAGAACTACTATTTACCAACTTTTTTAAAGAAGAACAAGACCTTTCATTTGATTGGTTCACAGAATATTTTCAAGCGGAACATTCAGACCGAAAAGGCAAGAAACAAGATTTTACACCAGATGGAATTATTCGGGTAGCCAGTGGAGTTCTTGGGCCAACTCGTTCCAATGCAGACATTTGTGCAGGAACTGGCGGTTTAACAATTAAACGATATGCAGAAAATCCTGATGCACAGTTTTATTGTGAGGAGTTTTCAGATCGTGCATTGCCATTTCTCTTGTTTAATTTAGCAATCAGAAATATAAATGCCGTAGTTCTGCATGGTGATTCATTAAGCCGTGAATTTAAAGCAATATACAAATTAACAAAATCAACTGAGTTTAGCTCTATTGAAATTGTTGACGAAGTACCAGCGACTAAATCGGAAACGGTCATCATGAATCCACCTTACTCGCTCCCTTGGAATCCATTAAAAGAGTATTTAGAACAAGAGCGTTTTTCGGATTTTGATGTATTAGCACCAAAATCAAAAGCAGACTACGCCTTTTTATTACAAGGTATCCATCAACTAAAAGAAAATGGTGTGATGTCTATTATTTTACCGCACGGCGTTTTGTTTCGAGGTGCTGCAGAAGAAAAGATTCGCAAGAAACTTATTGAAAAGAATCTGCTAGATGCCGTTATTGGACTACCTGCAAAAGCATTTATGAATACTGATATTCCGACGGTTCTTCTAGTTTTAAAAAAGAACCGATTAAATAAAGATATTTTATTCATTGATGCCAGCAATGAATTTAAAAAGGAAAAGGCTTGGAATGTTTTAGAAGACGAACATGTTGCTAAAATTTTAGAAGTGTTCCAATCAAGAAAAGCAGTTGATAAGTTTAGCAGTGTAGTTACTATCGAAGAATTGAAAGAAAATGACTTTAATCTAAACATACCACGTTATATTGATACTTTTGAACCAGAACCTGTAAAGCCATTATCTGAAATAATGGCAGAAATGAAACAAACAGAGCAAGAGATTGCAAAAAATAATATCGAGCTAGCCAAAATGATGAATGATTTAGTCGGAACTACGCCAGAAGCTGATAGACAAATAAAAGAGTTTGCTTCATTCTTTTCGGAACATGTTGGGTATAAGGACAGTAAAAAGCCAAAACGACCAATAAAGAGAGCAGAACCGGCGGAAGGGGAGCAATTGAGCCTATTATGATTGATTTTGATAACTTTGAATGTGTCAAATTAGAAGATGTGGCAGAATTTGGAAGGGCAAAAGCGGGATACATTTATCCTGCTGGAACATCAACCATTCAAATATCGGCTACGAAAGGCCAAATAGACTTTCTAGAATATCCTAGGGAAGTACCAACAAAGGAAGTTGTGATCATTCCTCAAAATGGAATTGAGCCTAAGTATTTTAATTTAATTCTACAAAGAAATGTAGACAAATTTATTGCAAAGTATGCAACAGGTATCAATATACAAGAAAAGGAAATTGGTAATTTTCCAATAGAGTTATTCAATCGAGAAACCCAAAAAGCCTTTGTTCGGATGATGGATCATATCACGGATGAAATAGCGACGGCAGAAAATGAACTAACCATCTATAAGGAAATGAAAAAAGCTTTTCTTGGTGATTTGATGTTGTAATTTAAGAAAGTGAGTGAAGAAGATGATACCGAAGTTTAGAGCTTATTATGCCGAAAAAATGTGGTACGTGGCTAAAATTGACCTTTGGGGCGATCCAGAACAAACAACTTGTGATTTGGCTCCTTATTTACCTAAATATGATGAATTATTTGATATACCATTGATTGAGACCGCGCTCATGCAATCAACAGGACTAAAAGACGAGAATGGCGTGGAGATTTTTGAGGGGGATATTGGCTGGGATGACCATCAAGAAGTGCACGGACAAGTAATTTTTGAAAATGGTGCATTTAAATATGAGTGGGAAAATATATCTGAGGATTTATTTGAAGTTACCGACGATATTGAGATTGTTGGTAATATCTACGAGAATAGTGAGTTATTGGAGGGATCGGAATGAATAGTTCAGAAGCAATAGCTAAAATACAAGAATTACAAGATATCTACGGTGACATTGAAGTCTTGGTAAATGCTCAAGGATCAGACAACGGATTTTTCAAAATTATCACCAGTGTTGAAATTCAAGAAGGCATGTGTGATGAAGATGGCAAGTATACAGGCAATTTTCATGTTGCAGAAATAACATACATTACAGATTACGCCCAACAAGATGGCTATGTAGTGCTGGGGATTAAGTAAGGAGGTCAAATAAATGAAAATTATTGCTAAAGGTCGAGGGACTGGAAAAACAACAGAGCTAGTTAAAGAATCAGCTAGAACAGGCCAGTATATTTTAGCATCGAATAAATCGCATGTTCAAGCTATTGAGCAAATTGCAAAAAGGATAGGTGTAAATATTCCATATCCTGTGACAGTGGAAGAAATTGTAATGATGGACCGCTTTACATTTGCCAGTTCTATTCAACGAGATGGATTGCTGGTTGATGAAGCAATTATGGTTTTAAGTAAACTAATTGGCTTAAAAATCACTGGTGCGACTATATCTCTTGAAGGAGAACAACAATGCTAAGTTATCCAGAATTATATATACTGGGCCGTCAAGTAGACGGCGTTTATGTTGAGTACCTGCATGGATCAGAACAAGCCGATTTATTTTTCAATTATACAATTGCTCGTGATGAAAGAAATCATATGAATAAAACCAATACAAAAGATGGCGAATGGAAAATTTTGAAATATGGTAGACCGATAACAGTATTAGGAGATGATGATTAGTTGCGGACGTCAACATTTAACTATATCAAAGATATTTTAGGAGACTATTATAAAACCGATGACTATATTCGGCAACGCGAAGAAGAATTACGTTATCCATATAGAGAAAGTGATTTGAACAGTGGCATTAAAGGATCACACGGAAATAATGAAGCTGCTGCCAATTTACTTATTACGATTGAACAAGACAGGCGGCTAGCAAGCTTAGAACGGAATAAACGCATCATTGACAAAGTGCTTAGTGAATCGTGTGAGGATACCATCACTATCATTCAAGAGCTTCATTTTAAAAAACGGCCTAGATTCACTATGCAAGGATTAATTGATCAAGGAAAAATATTTTGTAGTAGAAGAAAGGCCTTCGAATTACAAAGAATATTTTTTGAAGAAATCGCAAAAGAATTAAATTTAGATATATAATTTGCACTATTTGTGCACTATCGAGGTTATTTCACATGGTAAATTAGTAGTGTGAGAAGTGTAAGGAAATCAAAAATAAATATTATCTCGTTGCTAACACTGATCACACTATCACTCGCAAACTGATACGTTCTCTTAGAGGGGAGGTGAAGAGCCTTCTCTTTTTTTCTACATGTTTGCGAGTGCTGCTATTATAAAAACTAAACCTTTGGTATACTTAAATAAAAAATTATCAGGGGTGCTTTAGATGGAATGGTGGCAACTATGGGTTCCTTTTGGTGGA